AGAAAGGATGAAATATTATGGCGACTGTTGACACCACTACTGGCACTTATCTTTCCAGTCTGTTCAACCCGCAGGTTGTGGCAGACATTATCGACACTAAACTCACTGACAACATGGTTTTCGCGCCCCTTGCGAAAATCGACTACACCCTGCAAGGCAGAGCAGGCAATACCGTTACTCTTCCGTACTACTCCTAAACATATATGGGACTTCGCGCAGTAATGCGCGTTGACAACCGCTCTTAATTGCTGGAAACTCTTATTTTTTCCGAAGCCAAAAAGTAAGACAATCAGCAGCCAAGACTTACAACTGAATATCGAGAAAAGAAGCCAACATGTTATCAAACGAGCGGATTCTCCAATACGGGATTCGCAACAATGGGATTTTGTGATACGCGCAATAAGCGTTCTTGTAGGCATCGTGCATGGCAACCTTACTGTGGCGCTCTGGTGTGTTCCATTGGCGGCTATTCCCTTCAAAGTGCTGCGATCCGTCAAACTCAATCAGCCTAATTTCGCCATTGACAAAGACAGCAAAGTCAAACGGCAACACATGTTCATCACGGCAATCATCGAATGTGTATTGACATTTGTAATTCATTCCATGAGATTTCAAAAATTCTTCTACAAGATGTTCGCCAAGCGATTTATTGCAAAACTGGCATGTGTAATGGCGCAGAAGCGTTTTAGGAACAACTTCCCATTCGTTACCGCATTTGTTATGGCGAACGAGTATAGGCGTTCGATTATTAACATACTCGCCTAAAACCGTGTACTCGCCCGGATATTTTTCCTCAACGATTTTCGCAAAAGATTCTGTGTCCTTCATCCCGTGACATATAGGGCAACCAGAACCGTAAAGGATATTTGCGGCACTCGCCGTGTATGTGTGACCGCAATCAAGATTCTTCACAGTAACCTTGTTGCCAACTCCTGCGAAATCGGACACAAGCTCGTAATGATAGCCCTTTGCCGTTAAATCAGCAAGATACTGCTCCGATGAGCGTGTCTTGTTCCTTGACAGAAGCCCATAATGGCACTCTTTAACTCCGCAACCTTGACCAGCAAGGAGTTTGTGCGGCTGTTTCCAACATTCGTGACCGCACTCCTTAAAGCGAACAAGAACTTTGTCAAGGTTTCGAGTATATGGAGTAAGCAATTCAACCCTGTCACCCCATACGGCACGAACTTCTGATTCATAAACTTCTGGTTTCTTTTTCTGCGACATAATATCAACTCCTTTGCTACATTATATCACTTTTATCCAATGTAGTCAAGATAAGGAAATGTTGTAAGTAAGGTTCAACGACTATCCCGAAAGGGAGTACACGCAAGCGCGTGGAAATGGAGCGCCCCTACTCCGCGAGGAGAGGGTGAAGATATAGTCTGATCTCTATGGTGACATAGAGCTGTCCGAAAGGACGGACGCGGCGTAGCGAACCGCGTTGAACATCAAATGATATTGGCATGGCTTCTCAGGTTTCCGAAGGCCACGACATTGGCATCCGCAAGCTGACCCAGACCACCACGGCGGTTACTGTCGTGAAGTTCGGCGTTGCCGCGCAACTCACCGATGAGGCGGTGCTTTCCGGCTACGGCTCTCCGCTCGATGAGGCGGCTACCCAGATTGCCACTTCCATTGACGACGCTATGGATAATGCTTTGCTTGCGGCTCTTGCTGGTAACACCGCTTCCGCGCAGAACTACTCCGGCGCTTCTACTGGCCTTGTCCCTGCTGACATTCCTCTTGCTCTCGCAAAGTTTGGTGAAGATATGGATGGGCAGAAAGCACTCCTCATCACTCCCGACTTTTATGCAAAGCTGGTCGGCTCTGACTGGGTTCCTGCTTCCGAAATTGCTGCTGACATCCGTATTCGCGGCGCTGTCGGTATGGCTTATGGTTGCCAAGTTGTTGTTTCCAATCGCCTGAAAGCCGCTGGTAACATGTACATTGTGAAACCCGGCACTCTGGCTGTGTTCATGAAGCGCGGCACTTTCGTCGAGACTGACCGTGACATTCTGAACGAGTCCACTGTTATCAAGGGTTCCATTATGTGCGCCCCGTACCTGCTTAATCCTGCTGGCATGATTAAGCTGTCTGTTGGTTCCTGATAGGAGGAATCCGCTATGATGCTTCATCGTCATTTTGAGCAAGGACACAACGAAAACATGACCACGCTGAAAGACGTTACTCCGCATGAAGATGTGGAGTTTGTGTCTGAGGTGTTCCCGCCTGACGAGGAAGCACCTAAACGGCGCGGCAGACCGAGAAAGACCGAAGACTAATTTAGGAGGCAGAGATAATGACCGATTATGCAAAAGTTGTCTTGGTTAAGTCCATGACAGACGAGGCAGATGACGATATTATCTCTGCCTTTCTTGAAATGGCTGGGGATTCTGTTTGCAAATACTGTGACCCGTATAAGCGAGTTGACCGTGAAACACTGTTAGACGAATACGGCGGTGTGCAGACGAGGATAGCAGCGTACTTCTTGAACAAGCGTGGAGCTGATTTAGAGTTGGGGCATACAGAAAATGGTATTGGACGTTCCTACGAATCAGGAGATATTCCACCGTCTTTATTGAAAGAACTAACGCCTATTTGCGGGGTGGTCAAATGAAGTGCCTTAAACGCAATAAGCGCCCGTTCTACTACTGCTTGTATGTGGACAGCAAAACTAATAGTTCAACAGCTGTATCCGGCGAAGCTATCTGCGGCATAAGCATATGTGGAAACAGTGAACAAAGTGCAAATTACATCATTGACGAACACGGTAACGAAACAGGCGAAAGGATTTTGAATTACGCTTCACCTGTTGAAATGTACGCCAACATTTCGCAGGCAACAGGGCAAGCCAACATAGAGCAATTCGGCAATTTGGAAAACTACGACAAGGTTATTGTCACTGATGATATGAACTGTCCAATTGACGAAAACTCTGTGTTGTTTATCGACAAAAAGCCTGAGTTTTCTGACGTAACTTCTAATAACGTAATAGAATCCAACACTTTATTTGGCGATGATACAGTCATTCAAAAAGCATATAAAGTACCAGTTTATGACTATATCGTACGCAGAGTCGCCAAAAGCCTTAACTCTATCAGCATTGCGGTTAGCAAGGTGAAAGTGTCGTGAAGATTAAGTGTTCGCTTGCACCGTCTTCAATTGATGCGGCTATCAAGCAATTAGAAGACTATAAGCGCTCATTAGAAGAAAAGGCAGATGAATTAGCAAGAAGATTAGCTGATTTTGGTTATGCCGTTTCTTATGGGTATTTATCGCTGCATGTGTTCGACGGCAACACAGCGGCAAACCTTGATGTAATTGAAGATGGCCCTGGGCGGTATGTCTTATACGCGGCATCAGAAGCCATTTTGTTTTTGGAGTTTGGCACAGGTCTGAAAGGCGGCGGCAATCCAAAAGGTGATGAGCTTGGATATGGCCCAGGTACATATCCTGGCAAAGGCCATTGGAATGACCCTAAAGGCTGGTGGTTTGAAACGTCAGACCCACGTTTGATTGTATACACAAGCAAGAAAACTGGAAAAAGCTACGGTCATTCTTACGGTATGTCTGCCGTAATGCCTATGTATAACGCTTCAAAAGACATGAGAAGCGAAATTCTTAACATAGCGCGGGAGGTGTTCAAAGCGTGATTGACTTGGAATCAGATATTTTCGATTACGTTGCGAAACGAATCCGCGCCGCGCACACAGGCGCTTATGTCGTTGGCGAGTATGTAGAAACTCCTGCGAAATTTCCCGCTGTGACGCTTGTTGAAGCCGACAATCGCATTTTTACACGTATGAGGACTTCGGATGAGATAGAAAACGGAGTCTCCGTAATGTGGGAAGCAAATGTGTATTCCAACAAGTCAGGCGGGAAGAAAGCAGAAGCAAAAGCAATCACGAACACCATAGATGACGCTTTCAAAGAGATAGGCTTTACACGCACTTTCAGAGAACAGATACCTAACCTTAACAACGCGACTATTTACCGTATTGTCTGCCGCTATGAGGCAGTAATTGATAAAAACTTTGTAATTTACCAAAGCGAATAATCAAGAAAGGAACTGATTTTCTATGAGTCAGAGATTTTCCACGGCTGGAATGCATTTGTACTATGCCATAGAAAGCACGGCAGGCACTCGCCCTACTTCTGGGCTTGTGAAGATTCCCGAAATCAAAAGTATTCCGAGCTTTAACCCGTCCCCTGAGACTATAGATAGCACCACGCTTGAGGAAACTGAATTCAGAACTTACGTTGCGGGGCTGAAAGACGTAGGCGGTGCTCTTGAGTTTGGCGCAAACCTCACCGAAGACCTTATTACCGCATGGGAAACCTGCGTTACTGCATTTGACGGTTTGGACAGCGGCAAAGCAATGTGGTTTTTCATCATCCACGATGACCTTACGAAATCTGTTGCTTTCCAAGGCGAACCTTCCCCGCTCGGTTTGAATGAGTCCAGCGTAGGCTCCATGCTTGAAACCACGCTGTACGTAACTCCGAATAGCGCTCCCAGTTGGGTGCATAAGCCGACTGTTACCGTTAATGGCGGCTGATTTGGAGGATTAAATGGACGAAAGAGTTAATCCGCTGATTCTCACTGACCCAGTTACGGGTGAAGATTATGAGCTTGACTTTAACCGCGA